CTTGACGATTTTGTATTTAACCTGGTAGACGGAAACGAACTCATTCTTGACAAGTATAACGACGCCATAGCAAATATGCCTAATCAAGTATCACAATCGGATTGTACTAACATAGACGACTTGATCGAAGTTGCCATGATGCAATCTGGAAAATCAACCTGAGAGACACAACTATGAATCCCAATAAACATTCTACTGTAGCAAAGCTGAACGGAGACGCTTCATACCCTGACGTATTTCCGAAGTCATTCTTTGATATCTTCGATAAGCGAAGCTACCTGGAATTCCGTAACCTGGATCACTTCCGTCACGTAGTGAGCAAGCTGACTCAGGCAGACGACATGATCTGCGATATGTCATACGCTGAGGCCCTGGGCAAATTACTCCGTTCTGAGTCTGACTTCCCGGAGAAGGAACGTTCCAGTATCCGCAACCTGGTACGCTCGAACTTACACAAGCGTGGACTGATCACCGAGGAGGTATACGAGAATTATCGTTATGCTTCTGAAGGTACCCAGGTTGGTGTGGACATAGCTAAATACGCCGCTGGCGAATCTGACTGTGTCATCACTCCGACTCGTCAGTACATCGACTTCTTCTACGAGCTCTACGTCAGCGTCAGCTACCCGTACTTCATATCGAATGCTGATGTGCGTAACAATGCTGCCAAGCTCCTGGCCACCGTGGAAGAGCTCGAGCGCAAGCACATCTTCATCAAGGTCACACTGATCTGCCCGATCCAGTCCTGTGAGATAAAAGGAGGACACTTCATGTCGTCCATTCCACTGTTCTCCCACAAGGAACCAAAGTCGGTTGAGACAATGTCCGCCGTAGTTAACGATCGGCTGTTACGTAAGTTTTACTTTGCGCTGATGGAAGATTTCTATGGCGATAATATTTGTCCTCACAAAGGTTACGCCTTAACCGATATCGAGGGAGCGATGAATATTGGTACCAAGTTCGATGAAATAGAATTCTTTCAAACTGTAATGGAGGCCGTAGGACATGACGGGAACTAAGGAACTGCTCGACAACTACATCAAGGATCGTACCGCACACTTGGGTCCGTATCCTAAGATTGTAGAGCGTGGCATCAACACAATCGCCGGAGAAGTGCCATTTAAGCTTAAGCTGGCTATCACGCTGTCTGAGCTGATCACATTCTCCTCCCACTTACGTAAACCGATCGAACTGTTCGACGGAACACTGGTGCCCACCAATGCGATTGTATTCGCTCTTAGCGCCTCTGGTACCTCAAAGGATAAGTCACTCAACGCTGTTCGTAAGTCCCTGTCAACGGGCTATGAGGAGCTCTCAGAGTACCGCAAGGAGTACGCACGCGATAAAGCTGAAAAGATTGCTATCCTGGAAGGTGATGGAGCCGAAAACTGGCAGAAACACTACCAACAACCAAAACCTCTGCAGACCGGACTCGGTACTGTAGAAGGCCTGATGCACCATTTCGCAGATATCGCTGAAAACCCGATAGGTGCCGGCAGTATCATGACGTCTGAAATCGGATCTGAGCTCCAGAACAATGGGTCTATCACCGATATCATAAAGACAATCTCTGTGGCCTACGATCTGGGGAATATTCCTCCGAAAATCGTCAAGTCATTCGAAAACCAGACCGGTGAGATCAAGAATCTCCCGGTGAACGCCCTGTTCTTCGGTAGCCAGGAAGCCTTGTTGTTCAACAACGAGATCAAGACGAAATTCAAGATGGTGTTCAACACCCAGCTTGCACGCCGTAGTATCTTCACCTACACGCCTGAGCAGCCCGTACAGCTCGAAATAACTTCTATAGACGAGTTATACGAGATGAAGGAAAAAGAGCGTCAGCGTGTACTGGAAGCTCAGGACACCCTGAATAAGCTGACAGCTCACCTGGTTGAAAATACCAGTCGTGAACCTTTGAAGATGACTATCGGAGCGAGCAAGCTGTTCGACATCTACCTGGAATACAATAACATTCTTTCCGAGGAGATGTCCAACAAGTATCAAATCTCCAAGCTCAGCCGGAAGCACAAGCAATGGCTGGCTCTGAAGTTAGCTGGAAGCTACGCTATCCTAGCTGGTATTGATAATGTGGACGAAGAGAACTATGCGTACGCCATCAACACAGTCGAGTTCCTTACTGAATCCCTGGCTGAGTTCGAGCGTGAGCTGGTAAAGGAGCCGTATGAGCAGCTGGCAGACATGTGTCGGTACAAAGCTGAAGACGGTGAATTCTTCCTATCGCTGCACGAACTGCGCAAGCTGTCGTACATCGGTGGAACCGGTTCGAGCAAGCACAAGGTTGAAGAGCTTTGCGTCCTGGCCAATAGCTACGACGAGAATGGCTCCTACAGCACCCAGGAAGGTGGTATCCAGTATAAAGAAATGATCAAGACGAAAGTCGTGGGAGTTTCCTATAAGATATTCGAAACTGAATTGAAAGGCGCTGCCCTAAAAGAACATATGGCCACCAATTCCAGTGAAGGCTATGATTTTTACGAAACCAATTTCGCAGAGCTCGAATTGCTTCTCCGCGAGAACGCCTGCTACAGCTCGTTCGCATTCCAGGACGGTATCCGCAATAAGGATAACCTGGTAGGCGGTACGAAGTTTGTAGTGCTCGATGTCGACAAGTCACAAATCACTGACGAAGAGGTACACGTTCTGTTGAACAACTATAACCATTATGTTGTTCGCACATCGGATCCAGACAACGAATTCAAGTACCGGGTAATACTGGAACTTGATGCCATGGTTGATGTGAACGATCGGACATGGAAGTCGTTTATCCAGGAAATATCCGCAGAACTTGGACTGGTAATCGACGTGTTACCTCAGAGTCAAATCTTTCTGTCATTCAAAGGCAGAAATGTTCTGTCACAAATGGAAGGACAGCCGCTGAAAACCAAATATCTTTTGGAGCAGGCTGCTATTCGCCAGGCGAACAAGCCGAAGCCAGCCAGGTCTCTGCCGTCCACTGTCAAGGCAGAGCAGCTTAATGATCCCCAGGAAACATTCAACTACGCATTTGCTGCTGAACCTGGTGAACGCTCCAACTGTATGTACCGAGCGTTGGTACATTCTATAGATCTCGGAGCTGATGGCGATTATATTCGCCAGCTGGCTAACGAAATTAATCAATCATGGATAAACCCAATGGATGAGGCTCGTTTACAGCGAACTCTGTTGGTTCCAGTTCTACGTAAAATCGGAGAGTAATAATGGATATTAAACACGTTGGTAAAAAAAGACCTGACATTTGTATTGTACTAACTGCCGAAGAAGGTGATGAGCTGTATGCCATGGTAGCAGATGGCAGAAATTACGCCATGGACTGTATGGGTAGTATATACACTTTCGAGAATTTTTTGGGAAAACTTGAACCTTTCTTGGAGGAATAATGTATACATCTTTTTTGAAAAGAACTTTTAACGTTAGTGGTATCCCACATACCGACACCGAAGGGAATATAAGACCTTGGATTGCATGTGGTGGTGGTATTATACCGCGTACAGGATTTCAAATGGTACGTGATCTGGAAAAACTACAAACTCAACGTGATCTTATTGAAGGCCATATTAAAGTTTTAAAAGACTTCATGGACACTGCTCAACCAATTCCAAAGCTACCATAATGTGGACTTATAAAGGCAGGAAGATCGAGTCTCATGACGACCTTTACCCTGAATGCACAGACATCGTTTACGTCATCACCTTTGATGGCGGTATCCAATATATTGGTAAGAAGGCTGTTCGTGCCATGAGGAAATACCCTCCTCTGAAAGGCAAGAAGCGCTGCAGGCGCAAGATGAAGAATCTGCCGTTCAAGAACTACCAAGGTAGCTTTGAAAACGAGAAGAATCTTACTGCAATTCAAAAGGAGATCCTGTACCAATGCAGTAGTCGCAAGACTTCCACGTACCTGGAAATGGTAACTCTGGTGGACTCTGATGCGATATTCAAACAACGTTTTATTAACGAGAACATCTCCGGGACATTCTTTAAGAATTCCCTGGATGGTTTACTGGACCGAGGTGAGCAAGATGAAGACTAGAGAACAGCGCTGGGAGCAAGCAATGTTGGCTGAGGCCAGAGAAGCATTAGCCGACGGCAAAGCAACCATCAGCATAGCTAGTGTTACTGATCAACTTTCCGACTGGGAAGCTGAACGGGATCACTACAAGGATATTGCTATCAGTTTCAAAAACTACTGCAAAGACCTTAGTCAATTCCAAGGCGGTACACCGATCGAATCTGTATTCGATGCGTTCTGGGATGGCTTCAGGCCGTTATAGTGAAAAGGAAATACGTCAGTCGACTTTTTCCGAAGTACGCTGTCACTATTTACCCGTACGCCAGGTACAAAAGTGGATCTGGGTGGTTCATACATGAAGAGGGTGATGAGTCCAAATCGATTAGCGGTCAGGACCTTGCCAAGATTGGAAGCCGTGACGTTTACGTAGAGCTTTCTGCTGTAGCTAAACAGATCCACGATGAAGACACTTTGCAGAGTCCTCTAGGACTTTCTGGACTTATGGAGATACTAAAAGCATGAACAACTGTATCGATGTTTATTACTCGCTTTACGCTAGTACGTACGCCATAAACCAGGGGCTCAAAAGCCTGGATGCGGTTGACCTTTTGTCATTCGATGTGGAAACAGCAGGGCTGTACACACCAGCTCAACGAAAGCACGCTTTGCAGCTACTTAGCCTGGACACACAAATAGCTGATCATAAGCTAGCTTCTGTCGTAGCCAATAACAGTGGCTTGAGCTTTCCGTCTGTGACGGAGACTACGCACTTTATTTTTGGCACTGGAATAGACCATTCTGTCATATTTGTCACTGACACACACCAGAAAGAAATGCAGGTGTGGAGATGGTTGTGTAACTTCAAAGGCCTCCTCGTCATACACAACGCACTATTCGATCTGAAGATCATGTATGTGCGGACAGGCCAGTTACCTCAGAATTACGAGGACACTCAGCTTCTGCTGAAAAGCCTCATCAACAATGCTGACACATGGAAGGCCAAAGTAGGTCTGAAAGACGTCATGGGTGAGTACTACGCCCCGGAGTGGGCTCTGTATGACAAGTACGAACCAGACAACCTGAAGGATGAAAAATTCCTGAACTACGCAGCTACAGATGGAGCAGCTACGTACTACCTTTACCAAAACTTATTGGAGCACCTCAATGACTGATAAAGACGAACCGATACTCCGTACTGTCGGGGATATACGAGAACTCCTCAAAGATCTACCCGGTAACCTGCCGGTGTCCTTTTCTCCAATCACCACGGCGTACTTTGGAGCCAACTACCCTCTCCGGGTGAAAGGTATAGAGTTCTTCAAAGAAAAAGGATGGTATGGATCAGAGCCTGATGAAGATGGAGCGTTTGCTATTATCTACATTCACGAAGATGACTGTACCGATGACTCTAGCTTCGATCCTCCGGACTTCAGCTGATGGCGTATAACGACAACCGCAGTTACGACTACAATTGGGGCGTCCGTATGGACTGGCTCCTGGATCTAATGGAGAAATTTCCAAACAAGCCGATGCGTAAGCTTCAGAAGGAAGCAATGCACATGTACCCAATCGGGTGGCTTGAAGTACAACGATACTGGCTATCATCAAAACTGATGTTTAAAGCCGTGGACTTATTCTATGAACGCGAAGAACGAGCACGATATGACTGAATTAGAGAAGTTGCACGCCGAGATCAAATCTTGGATGGAAGCGAATGGTTTCGATCTCATGGACGAAGAAGAATTCTGCTGGGACTGTGATGACGAGTGGGCTATAGCCGCACTTCGGTTTATCCACAGAATTTATAATGCTAAATAAAATAATTAATGAACTGCGAGGATACAAGTGAGACCATATGAAAGATTGCCGATGCCAATGCCTAAGGATTTCGATCCTGGCGTAGAGGATCCGGCTTTCTTCTACAAGAATTTCGTCAAGGCGTTTATCCCGGACATGATCCAGATGATGGACGCAGGCCTGTATATCGACGACAAAGCTGTTGAGGAACTCCGTGAAACGATAAACAACGTGCTGGAATCCGTAGCTACTCGTCTCGAAGCTAACGTGCTGATCAAGGAATACCAGAACAGTCGGCTCCCTGAAGCGCAGAAGGCTCATGCTGAGAAAGCTACCATCTCGCTTCGGACTCGTGATTACTACATGAAGGAATTCAA